CTAAAAATTTTAGAGATATATTAAGTTTACAAAAATATTTAGATGATAATATTAATAATATTAGAACTAGAACTTTTGAAGATATCAAGATGTCATTAATTGCAGAATGTGTTGAATTTAATGAGGAGACTATGTTTTCTCATAAAACTTGGAAAACAAAAGAATATCGTAGAGACAAGGAATTAGAAGAACTAACTGATGTTTATTTTTTCTTTGCTCAATTGATAAATTATCTTGATGATGATAAAAATGAAGCATTAAAGGAAGCTATTTGTTTTTCTTTTGAAGAAAAATATATTCATACAGATGAACCTGATATTTTAAGATTTATTCATTATGTCTATACTGATAAGTTAGCAATAGCTATGGATGAACTGATTGCAATTACATATCAATATAATTATACAACAGATAATATTTTAAATTCTTATTGGGTAAAATGGAAAAAAAACATGAGAAGAATAGGTAAAGAATGGAATTAGGTGGTAGAAATGACAGCACAAGAAATGAGAGCATCATTAGAAAAACAATTAGAGAAACTTCCATTTTTCATATCAACAAAAGAGACTGCTGATTTTTTAGGAATTAGTAAAAGTAATCTTATAAGGAAAACTGAAACTGGAGAAATAAAATCTATAAGAAATGGGAAATTAATTAAAATACCAAAGGAATGTCTGATAGAGTATGTTTTAAATGCAATGTAAGAAATTAGTATATTGACTTTTTTTAATAGTTGCCTGATAATTCATTATCGGTAGCTATTAAAAAAAGATAAAGGAGGATTCTTGTATACATCAAGCTACACTAGAAAAAGAGGTAAGTTTTACCATTTAGTTTTTGAATATATAAAAAATAAGAAAAAAACTGTAAAATCAAAATCATCTAAAACTGATAATGAAGAATTAGCTGAAGAAATGCTAAAAGTTTTTGAAGAAGAATGTAGAAAATTTTTTGGGATATCTGAAGATAAAAAAAATAGCAGCAGAAAAAGTATTTTAAAAAAAATAGACCAGGATGTAAATTTATTTGATAAAGAAATTAGTTTCTGTAATTTCATTTTAGGATATGTCAAAATGAGATTTAAAACTATTGATGATGCAACCTACTCATCTTATTTATCAAATACAAAGATATCCATATTACCTTATTTTTTTAAAGAAAATAAGAAACTCAAGGATATAAATACATTTGACATTCAAAAGTATTATTTTCATGAATTAAATGTAAGAGGAGTTTCTGCTAATACAGTTATTCATTACCATAATCTTTTAAGTCTAACATTCAAGTATGCTCAAAAGATAGGAATAATAACCATTAATCCTATGTTGAATGTTGAAAAGCCTAAAAAGATCAGGTATATTGCAAAAGTTTATAATCATGAACAAATAAAAGAAATGCTTGAAATATTAAAAAAAGAAGATAAAGCACTGTATTTGGGAGTGGTTATAACTAGCTTCTTTGGTTTAAGAAGAAGCGAATTATTAGGGCTAAAATGGTCAGCAATAAATTTTGTAGATAATACAATGAGTATTGTCCATACTGTTACAGAAACTAATTTAGATGGTAAAAATATCTTAATAAAAAAAGATAAGACTAAGAGTACAGCTGGTTTAAGAAGTTTTGTTTTACCTGGTTCAATAAAAGAAATGCTCCTGGAATTAAAAGAGGAACAAAAGAGAAATAAAGAGAGATTAGGTAAAGGATATTACACAAAAGATGAAGAATATGTTTATGTTAATGAAGGTGGGGAACTACATAAGCCAAAGTTTTTGACAAATGGATTTAGAAAGTTCCTGGAAAAACATAATTTAAGACATATTAGGTTTCATGATTTAAGACACAGTTGTGCTACAATATTGTGTGAAAGCAATGTTAATGTAAAAGACATTCAAATGTTTTTAGGACATAGCAGTGCTAAAACAACGATGGATATATATGTACATCAAATGAATAAGAGTAATTTATCAACAGTATCTATAATAAATGAAAAAATAGGTATCTGATAAACTTACTTAGTTAATCAAAATAAAAAAAGTTACCATTAAAAACAATGATAACCCAGATAATTTAATATTTTGGTTGACTTTTTACCCTGTCAAAACCTGTCAAAATAATTTTTTGAGTACCGCTAATACTCAATAAATCAAATGTTTATGGCGGTGAGAGAGGGATTTGAACTGTATTATATTATACATTTTTTGATAATTTTTAATTTTTTAATCTTTTTTTGTAGCTATCGTTATCTTTTGTTTATTATAAATTTTTCAAAAAAATCTTTTTTATCCTTCTTTCACTCACGCTAATATCTTAAGTTGTTAATTTTAACTATTACATGTTTATTATACTTTATATATTTAGAAAAATGCAAGATATTTTTATATCTTTTTTTTATTTACATTCATAAAAAAAGTAACAAATTAATCTTGTCCTTTTTGACAAAAAGTTATTTTATGATATAATTAATATACAGTAATGTTAATGGATTTTTTTTCAAGAATCCACAAGAAAGAGGGGAATGTCAGCCCCTCTTTTGTTTTATATAAAGTTTACTAATAACTTTATATTATTATACTCATCTAGCTTTACATTTTCACTACTCTTATCTGCACAGAAATAATTACTATATAAACCTAAAACTTTTTTAAACTCTCTTTTACCATTTATTATTTTGTAATCTTTATCTAAATAGTATTTAGTACCTCCTTTAACAATATTTCCATCAATATCTAAATTAAATATTTTTTCCTCTTGAAAATCATTATAATTTAGATACATAGTTAAACCTTCAGCAGATTTTACTTCATTGTCAAATTCTTGTAACTCAACCTTTTTACATTCGACAACTTCAACAAAATCTTCACTTCTTCCTATTGATTGTAGATTGAAAATATTATTTTCTATATCTTTTAAAGTTTTCTCATCTGATTTTATATGTAGTATTAGAAAAATACCATTTAAAAGTTCATAGAACATTGGCTTTTTTACAATAGTTCTGAATTGGCTATAAGGAACTGTGTAAACTTGTTTCTCATATTCTTCAAAATCTGCAATATATTTTTTTTCTTCTTCCCTTACTTTTTTTAATTTTTCATTTAGTGTTTTAAATTCAATAGATTTTTTATCTAAAGAATCTTTTAAATCCCTTAATTCACTTTTCAATTTTTTGAAATCTTCTGTTTTAATTTTTTTCTCTGAATCTAATTTTTCTTTTAAAGTTTTTAAATTTTTAAACTCTTCTAAGAGTTCTCTATTCTTAACTTTTATATTTTTTTCAGTTATAAAATTGCAATTATCTTCAGTAGCAGTTGCAACTTCAATATAAGCATTAGAAACAGTATTGGGAGCTACCATTTTTACAAGTGTCCCTCTGTCAGATACAGTATTTAAGACAGTTATATTTTTATACATATCTTTTGACAAAGATTCATAATTCCCTTGAATGCTTATATCCATAAAATGATAATCTGTATATCCACAAATATTGTGTAATGCTCCTATTATTGTTGAAGGTATAGGTAAAGGATAAGTCATTTTATTATCGACTGTTCCTGCCTTTCTATAATTTGCTGAGCTTTGTTTTAAAACAATTCTTAAGACTTCCATCTTTTTTCTCCTTCCTTAATCCAAATTTTTGCAAGTTCAAAATCTTCTTTTGTTGACATACTTAAAAGAAATTTTTTACAAGCACTTTTGGTATTTGTATAATAAGTATTTTTTTTACCTTTTTCTGTACTTCTATATTTTTTTATTGCTTTATCTTTCTCCATTATGGTACTCCTTTACATTTATAAAAAGAAATGGTACAATTACTTCAGCACGGCAATTATACCATTTCTAAAAAAGTCTTCTATTTAGTAGGCTTTTTTATTATTCTGCAGGGTTATAAACTATTGCTTCATCATCTATAACTAATTCATCCCAATCATCTTCGTTAATAGCTTTTATGTTTTTTCCAACTACGGACCATCCATTGTATTTTCCTCCAACGAAGTCCACTATACAATCTCCAGTTCTTTCATCATAACATTCTTTTGCTACATGAAACTCACTTTCTTTTTCAATTATTTCTTTTACATCTTTCCATAATTTTGTCATTTTCATGACCTCCTTTTATTTTATTTGTTAAGCATTCTCTTAACTTGATTTAATTATACTATATACAAGTGTATATGTCAATATTTTTTTTAAAAATTTTTTATTTTTTTAATATTAGATAAAATTAGACTTTCAAACAATGAAAAAAGAGGGACAGGATAAAATCCTGCCCTTTTATTCTTCCTTTTCTTTATCTTCATCTTTTAACTGTTCCAATGCTTTCTTTAACTTTTTAGGAATAGGTACTCCTGCTTTTGCTGCATTTTCTACAATACTTAATAATTCAGTTGCACAATAGAATATTCCAACTAAATTTCTAAAACCAATACTTGGAACTAATTTATGCATTAATGAAGCTCCACACAATAAAGCTAAAATCCATAACTTCTTTTCTATTCCTTTATATGCTCTTTTTGAATTTAGATTCTTTAACTTATATCCAGCATATACTCCTGATGCATAATCAATTAACATTAACCCCATTAAAACCTTTGCTAAGGTATCAAACCCACCAATAAGCCAAATTAAAAAAGCAATAAAATATGCCCACATTTTTACTATAAATGCCCCCACTATACCAACCCCTAATTACAATTTAAGTATCTTTTTCCAATGACCATAATAAGATATAGCTTCATCTGTTTTATCTATTACTGCTTTATCTTTATAGCCTTCATTATCTTTTTTCTTTTTCCAGGAAGTTTCTCCAAATAGCCTTACAGCTCTATACATAGCCTTTCTTTTTAAAAATCCTACATTCAATTCTCTCATAATATGTAAGAAAATTTTATCAGCTAAAGTTCTATTTATTCCTGTTGTATTGTGTTCACTGTAAAGAAAATCATGAATAACCGCAGCTGGAGTATATTTTCCAAATGGAGGGAATATAGACCAAAATGAACGAGGCACAGAAGCTCAATCCGTAATAAAGCCTTTGGGTATAGTA